ATTTATCTTTTTGTGACTCAACTACTTTTGTAATCACTTCTTCTTTATTCTCAAAAGCGTCAGACTTAGGAATGATAGTAGTAATAGCTTCAAACATTTCTTCTGAATTAAGAACAATTTCTTCTCCGTCAATAGAATATGGTATACCTAATAATTTATATTCTTTCCAGTCATACACAAATACATTATCTTCGTCTGCATCCATAAAATCATATCTAGGATATTCCCAATCTTCATCTGATACCATCTCAAGCATTTCTACTTTTTCAGATAACATTTTACGTTTTTGTTCTAATGTTAATTCATATTTTTCATCTTTATCCACCTTTTCACCCCCTTCTTCACTGGTATATTCTGACAACATCTCCTTAAATTTTGCTTTAAAAGATGATTCTTCTGTAAATCTATGTGAGAATTTCTCAATCATTGACCCTGCCATTGCAGGACTATGATTATCACCTAATACACACAATGCTTCAAATTGAGCATTTGTAATAAACCAACCATCAATACCTTGTCCACCAGCTTCATGACTATCTGGTAACTCAGATGCTTTCACACCTTCAAGTGTATCTGATACTAATTCCATTGAATGACCTTTATCTTCTGAGAATAACTCAGAGCCATCAAATTTATTCCACACTTTAGCTTTAACAGTAAGATACTCTAATGTACCTTTTTCTGTTTCTAACTCTTCAAATTGCCACTCTGGAGTGCTTGGAACAAATCCATAAGGAACTCCTAAGTATTTTAGTTTAACTTCGCCATTATCCACTACAAATGTTTCTTCGTGTCCAGCAAAGTCTTTGTCTCCATCTTCGTCATACTCTAAAAATCCAACAATTGGTATCTCAGCCAATGATTCATTAGCCATTTCTTCTAGTAATTCCTTACTAAAATATGTACCATTATAATTCCATCCTACATGTGCTACCCATACTTTTACTTCTGAAAATCTCTTATCTTCACTAGCTGAGTATTTATAGTCACAATTAAATGTCTCACTTTTATTCACGAGCATTACATATTCACCACCTATCTTTATTCTTTATCTTGAGTTCTAGCACCTTCATCAGTTTTTGCTACGTCATCCTCATCATTTCCACTCATTGTATGAGCAGTTGCTAATGGGTCAAGTAATTCATCTAAGTCTAATGCTTGCTCAACCTTTCTACCATATATTAATTCTAACTGACTAATGCCAGCAGAAGATGATACAAAAAATCTATTAAATCCAGTATTTGCTAACTCTTTATACATAGTATTTAACTCATGTTTGTTATGAATTGTACTATCTAAGAATGTAACATTATATGAAGATTTTACTCTCCTATAATTTAACTGTCTAGTAAAGAAAGCCTCATACTGTCTTAACACTTTAAACATAATTGATTCATCTACTTCAATACTACCCTGTAATCCTGTACTACCAGATGTGTTACTATTTGTAAGTAGTCTTGACATACCAGCACTAGACATCATACTAGTGTAGTGTCTGTCGATTATATTACTATTAGCATCTGAGTTATTTTTTAAATTAACAGACTCTAATGTAAATGGATTAGTTACAAGTCCAGCACCTTCTGGTAAGTGATTCTTAGCCATTTGGTGATAAACTGTCGCATCATCTGGATTAATTAAATAATCATCCATATTGCCAGACTTCTCATTAATAGGCATTTTAAAATGTATTAATTTATAATTTTCTAACTTACTTGCTATTGTCTGTGCTACTTTAACCTCTTGTAATCTAGCTAAATCTACAAACACACCTGAAAAATATGGTAATGAATATTTAAATCCATCTTCAAATTTAAATGCAAATTGTCTAGTAGGGTCTGGCTCAAACCATCTGTCCCTGTCACCGTCTTTAAATTGGTCATATCTAAATCTAAATTCAGCTGGAAAATGATTTAAAGCATCAGTATTATTATCAAAATATGTTAAATCAAACTTATATAAATAGACACCATATTCATCCTTACCAGTAATCTTGCAATACTTTCTTGGCATCTCTTTTAAAACTTTTTTATTTGTACCTCTCCTACTCAACTCATATCCAAAGAATATATCTTGTATTAACAATTTTTTAGTTATCTCTGGTAATTTAGTTTTATAGTTGTAACCTTCAAAGTACCTTAATGTATCTATAAATCCATCTATACTAACATCATCTTTTGGCAACACTACTGGATAGTAATTTAATAAGTTAGCATATCTATTTACAAGTTGTTTATACTCTTGTATATAGTTATATAGCTTATAAGAGAGTGTCATCAATTCATTTTGTGAGTTTTCTGGATTTTGAACAAAAGTCTCAATTTGTTCTGGTGAATATAAGTTAGTATTCTTACTAAAATTATCTAAATAGCCAGCCCCAGTTAAAAATCTACTAAGACTAAAATACTTATTATCATTTTTATCAGTGACATAATTTTTAAATATCTCTGACTCAAATTGCATAGCCTTTTCAGTCCTACTATGTAGTTCTTTATCTGTTAACTTTGGAAATTCGTTTGCAAAACTCTTGAATATTTCAGCATACTTTGGTTGCTCAATCTTTTTTATCTCTTCTTTTGTTTTATTATCAGACAAACAAATCATCCCTCCTTTCTAATCAAATAATCTTAAATACTTTCTTGTATCTACATTCTCATCTTTATCATCTTTCATTATTTCAAAAGCATAGAATAATAAATACATTAATGCAACTATTTTATCTTTATTGATTCCTCTGGTTCTTTGTTTTATTGTTAATGTATCAGTTGTTTCATTGTATTTTACATCTAAGTTTAAAGACTCTTCTATCATTCCAGCAGTTTCATATAATGGTAATTCTTCTGTTAAGAAGTCACCTTTATCTTTTGCACCTACTACACTAGAGTTTGGAGCTACTAATAACTCTACTCTACGTTTAGAGAATACATCTATTGCTTTCTTAATAATATCAGATTGCTTAGTCTCTTTTCTATTTGATTGTAATGCATATAGTTTAGTAATATAATTTTCTGTATCTGGTTTTTCTGGAGTATTTAATGTGTTATATGCAGGATATATTGTATCATCCCCATTAGTTTCTTTCATTAAGAACTCTGTTAAACCAAATCCTATTACATTACTATCTGCTACAATCACAACTGGATTAAATAATTCATCCATTTGTTTTATTAATAACGCTTGTTTTTCAAATTTCATATTAGCACTAATTGTCATAACATTTACTATTTGAACCTTACCAACATCACCATTAGCACCTCTATATAATTTACCAATAATTAAAGCACTATCATCTGTTTTATTAGTGTTCCAGTTACGAGCCACATCATATGCAAATATATAATCATGCTTACCATCTGCTCTAAATTCTGGCTTATCAAGTACTCTACATAGCTCAATATCCTGTATTGGAACTAATCCAGTACCATCAGCTGAACCACCAAAATCTGATAAATAGTTCATATCAAATTCCATCTTGGTAGATGTATCTTTCCTTGCTTTAATTTGTTCTTTATCAAATGCTCTTCCAAACATCATTGGCACTCTATAATCAGTACATAGTGTAAAGTTATCATACTTTTCAGCATTTAACTTATAACCTTTTAAATAATCTTGATGTGCTGAACTACCATAATAACCAGCCGAACTTATACCTTTAATACAGTTAAATTCATGTATACCACTCTTACCATTTTTTAAACTCTTACGTCCTTCTGATACTATTGGTATTATTACATCATTTATTACTTCTGTACTAACAAACATTCTTTCATCAATAATAACATCATTTGCTCTGTCACCACGTTGTCCTTCACCAGCAATCCCATTTACTATTTGACTACCGTTTAGAAAGTTTAACTCAAAATACTCTTTACTGGCATTTTTAACTTTACCACCAACAAGTTCATACTTTAAGAATGGTAACATTCTCATTGCTTCTATATATTTATTTTTAAGTGACCTAGCACTAGCTTCCTTTGTCTGAGCCACAAATATAACTTTGTAATTTGGAAATATTATTGCCTTTATAATCATAAATAAGAATACTACAAATGTCTTACCAGTACCACGACTTTGAACAAAATCAGAGTATTGACCTCTCATTAATAATCTTAATGTTAATCTTTGGTCTATATCTAACTCAAAGTTTTCATCTGCAAACATATCTAAGAATTTATCTGGATACCAATATGCCCACTGTCTAAATTCAACAAAGAAATCCTGATACTTTTGTATAATATCATTACTCTTTGACTCAAAGTATTTTTCATATATCTTAATACCACAATCTGACAGGGT